CTAGGAGCGCCTGTGCTTGTTGGTGAAAGTCGGGCGAGTCCTCAACGAGTAACTCGATCAGCTTATCGAGCTTCTGAGGCACGTCAAGAGGTTGTGTAGCATTCAAGATCAACCAGTATTTATGTGCGTTGAGTAAATAATATTGTGACTGTTTCGCTTTAAGCGCTTGACAACGCCATTTTTCAAAGTCAAAAGTTGATTTGTAGCGGCTACTGCCCATCGCACACTCGGATTGACGTATGTCGATTTGTAAATCGATGTCTACGATCGTGTACTCAATGGCAGAGATTTTTGCCTCACAGTCTTTGACTGACAAAGGAGGTTCATTATCTGAGTAAATCCAAGGCGGAAGATTCGGAATAATATATTTTTCTGCCCAAAGAGAAGGTTTATGCGGCCTTGTTTCCGAAGTGGAATGATTCGAGAATGTCTTGGATGTACCTGTTGAAATTGCCATTGATGCAATAGAGAGTGTGGTGTTCAAATCGGGTTCTAATAACTAGATCGAGCTTTCTAAGTTTTTTAAGCTGCTCGCGAGTAGTCGCCTGAGACTGACCCAAAGCCTCAGATAATTCGTTTACATCAGTCGGTTGAAGGGACTGTAACTCATAAATCAAGAAACGCAGCTTTTGGATTTGGTTATATCTCTTTTTATTCTTCGAATCGATCTCTCTGACAGCTCTATAGAGAGCTTCTCTTGCAAAAGCTGCTTGATGGTTGCGTTGGAGATCTTTTGTCTGATAAGAGCCTCCACCGCTTGGCGAGCTGCTGGTGGGAGTGTGGTGTCCTTTGTTGTCAGGCATAGGTGGTATGGGTTGATACACTTTGAATTACAGCACTTGGAGCGCACACAGTGTTCCGGTTTAACCTCTTTTCTCCAGAATTGAGTAAAGATAAACCTTCTTGTGCGTTGATAGCGGTCTTCGTGAGGCCCTTTGTATAAGCCCCCGTCCTCTGGAAACTCCAGACAGGCTTTGGGATCGATGGTGGCCCTGTGCATATTGAGCCAGGCGAGGAGCCGCTCAGATTTGTAAGACGACTCATGGAGCTCTTTCCGACAAACCTCACAAGCGTGAATCCCGTCGAAAGGAAGAAGCACATGAGCGGAGTCTTTTGGAAGAAGCGTGATCGGCTCCGATCGCCCACAGCGGCAGATCCACTGAACCACATCAGGGTACTCCAGCACATCCCAGTGCCCACGAACAGTGCGCCGCAGTGGCTCGCCCGAGGGAGAAGCAGGACAAGAAGGGCTGAGTAAACCCAGCAGCGCCGCTATCCGAGCGTCGCGAGTGTTCATAGGCATGTTGATGTTCTTGTCTTAAGAGACTAGCACACAGAACGCACACAAGGAGAGTATCAACAGATTTTTCAAAGAATAAGACTTTTTCACTTGAAGGTTTTTCCATATGCGCTGGCCTGTGCTGAGTGTCGATAAAGAGCTTGCTGTCCGGTCACCGAGGCCAAAAACGCTTACTTTTCTAATTTAATTACTTAATACGTATACTTAGACGTCTATATAGATACGAACCAAGGGACACACTGCTTAGATCTAAGCGCTCATACAAACTTTATTGGCTAACAACAACGCAAGCCTTTGTGGCAAGCAGTATCAGTCACAGTGTTATACAATTTTATCAACAGCCTAAGTATCATGCGACTCACCATCAAGTTCGAATCTCCTCCAACGTGGCAAGCAATTCGAAAAAAAGCTAATGATCTCGGAATACCTGCTTGGAAGTTGGCAGAAGAACTAGCTTTTCACGAGAACGAAGAAACTCTGAGGTTTCCAGATACATCTAATAGTGGGTAAGCTTAAATTTCAGTGAATACTCAGATAGACTGATATAAGGAGGTGGACTATTTAAATGCCTGAACGCAATAGCCCTGCTTGTCCACTTCATGGCGATCTCCCCAGGGCAAGACATCCGCACAACTTCTTCGGAATTGTGTCGGTTATCGATCAACTAATCGACACTATTAGCGGCGTGGGAACTTCCAGTTATACCAGATGCCCTTACGGCTATCCAGCAAACTTTGAAGGCGTCGTTCGAGCTCTTGAAGATTTAAACGCAACGACAAGCGGCATTACTACAACAACCCCTGGAACCATTATTAGTGGGGTTCTTGCTGGTTCAGGTGTTTACGTCACTACCAGCGGTGACTTTAGCATTATTAATTCTGCAATCACACAAACATTTCCTGGTTCTGGTATATCAACTACGTCTAGTGGTACTGGGCTTTATGCAGGCGGACAAATTTTCGATGTAATTACTCGCGGTATTGATGGTGTCAGCACTTCTTACGACGGAAAAGTCATTGTTATCGATGGCTCGGGTGTTGATGTCTCAGCTCGAGTAACTGTCTCCGGTGCACCAGGTGATGGGTACGGAGCGGGCGCTCTTTGGTTTGACTCGAACGAGGGCAGACTGTTTGTTTATGCGTCAGGTAACGATGTAGCTGATCCGGACTGGTATCAAACCAACGCTGAAGCTCTTGCCATCACCAGCGAGGTTCCACCATCTGGCAACGGCGGTCTCAATGCACCGCCTTTAGATGGAACCCTCTGGTTCAACCGACTCATGGGCAACTTGTTTGTCTACGACGAGGTCAGCTCAGGTTGGTACGAAACTGCACCCGCTTACACACCATCTTTCGGAACCTCTCGTCCTATTGGAGTGGTTCAAGGCGCAACATTCGTCGACAGCTCGACAAACGAGTTTCTTTATTGGAATGGTTCCGATTGGGAGTCTCTTGGATACTCGGCTGCATCTGGCGACGCTTCTCTTGCTCTTGCTGTGGAAGCCCTTGCGTCAGGTAATGCTGCTCTTACTGATGCTGAAGTTGCTCTCGCATCCGGAAATGCTGGTATTGTTCTTGGGCTGGATGCATTGGCCTCAGGTGCAACAGCCATCAGCGAAACTGAGGTCATCGCACTTATCGCAGGTCTCAGCTAATTCGTCATGGCAAAGTCAAAAACAGTCAACAACATTCTCAAGACCCCGAAGAAGACTCGTCAGGGTCAAGGTACGCACAGCAAAAAGTCGCATGGGCGTAAACTTTATCGAGGACAAGGAAAGTAGACTTAATAAAACTGTTGAAAAAAAATGCTTTTAAGTTTTGTAGCCAATGAAGATATAACAGAAGGCACAGCTGTGGCAGTGCTCGAAGCACCTCTCGGGGTTATTCGAGCTATTGACCCATTGAATTTCGCAGATGCTCGCTCCGTCGGAATCGCTGTAGATACAGTCAGTTCAGGAGCTCTCTGTCGGGTTATCTCAAAAGGAGAAGCAAACTTTTTTACAGGTCTTGAGCCTGGCGAAAGGTATTACGCACCTCTTTCGGGAACTGCTCCTGTTGTGTATTCAGGTTTTGCAAATGTCTTTAATACTATTGTTGAATCAGGTGCTTATTTATGTGAACTTGGGATAGCTGTGAATACTACATCCTTAAGCGTTAACTTAGATACCCCAGTATTTATGCAAAAAGATTCTTTAACTTGAAGCTAGAATAACAAAAGGAGGTTCTTGTAATGCCGACCCGTTCGATTTTTAACCGTCGTTACAGCTCCTTCCAGAGCGACGGCACAACTGTATACCTTGCAAACGGACAAGGTAATGTCACGGGCTCTGTGCCCATTATCAGTTTGACAGCTGGAGCCGATTTTTCAGCTGGCACACCTTTATATGCGAGCGGAACTGTTGTAGTCCCTGCAATCGCTGCGAGCGGTGTGGACACTGATCAAATCCAGGTTTTAGGTTTTTCGACAGAAGCAGGTACTAACGGTTCTGCTGTGCAAGTAGCCTTAGACGGCGTGGTGGATCTTACGGCAGGAAACATCACCGCAGAGACATCACTTTCAGCTGGACAGTATTATTATCTGTCAAAATTTAGGGGCGAGATTGTTAAGTTCGAAACTGCCTCCGGTCAAATCTCAGGCTCAGGAACTGATGCTTACTCAGCTTCAGTTCCCGTTGGATTAGCAATCAACACTACTCAACTTAGTATTGAGTTGAATAGTCCTGTTCTTCTCTACGCTGGAGTCTGACAATGGTACAACGTAGACCTCTTGTCCTTGTCAGCGGAGCTCCTTCTCAGCTTCCTCCTGGTGACACACTCTTAGTTCCTTCAGGAAGTTACTCTGAAGTTGTAGCTGGAAGCGGCTTAGTCGGTGGCGGCAATATCGCTAACGATATTCGTTTAGATCTTGCACTTGCAGCACAAGCTTCAGGTCTTGTTTTTGATAGCGATCAGAAGTTAAGTCTGGACGGCAGCGCAAAAGCTACGGCTGATGCGGCTCTAGCATCGGGCAATGCAGCTATCGCTGATGTTCAATCAGCTCAGGCTTCAGGTAACGCAGCTCTTGTCATTTCGGTTGAAGCTCTTGCTTCAGGAAACGCAGCCCTTGCCGACTCAGTCACAGCTCAGGCTTCGGGTAACGCAGCTCTTGTCGTTGCTGTGGACGCCCTTGCTTCGGGCAATGCCGCTTTAGCTGATTCTGAACAAGCTCAACTTTCTGGTAATTATGCAATCCAGGTTGCTGAAAGCGCTCTAGCGTCAGGTAATGCAGCTTTAGTTATTACTCCGGCTGCTCAGGCTTCTGGTAATGCTGCTCTTTTAGACATTGCCAACGCTCCTAACTTAACTCAAGCAGACGCTATTGCGTTAATCGTTGCTCTCAGTTAAATCATGGTAGTTCGCCGCCCTCTAGTCATAAGTGGTCAGTTTCTTCACGAAGCTGATAACACTGACGGTCAAGTAATTCTTGGCTCGATTACTTATGGAAGTGGCTTAGGAGAACAATTAGATGATTACGCTGATGACTTCACAGCGAATGTATTAGTTTCTGCAGCTGCGAGTGGTCTTCTATTAGTCAGTGAAGCTTCTCGTTTTAAACTTGCGATTGATGGTTCTGCTCAGACCGAAGCTGATGCAGCGTTAGCGTCCGGCAATGATGCGTTATCGCAAGTTCTTCCTGCCAATGCCTCGGGACTTGAAGCTCAACGACTTTCTGTTGAAGCTTTAGCCTCAGGAAATGCAGGTCTTTTAGCGAATCTCAGCGGAATTCAGCTTGCAACTGAAGGCGTCCGACAAGCTGAAATTGCTTATGCCTCTGGTGTAGCTGCTGAAGCAGTTGCCGAAGCTTCTCTCGCGAACGCTCTGAACGCAACAATTTCTGGAGACTTTGCTTTTGGATCTGGTGTGGCAGCCAATCAAAATTCTGTGAGTGCGCTTGATTCTGGTAATGCAGCGCTGGAATTATTAACAACTAATCCTTTTATTGATGAACCAACTTTAATTTCTTTGATCATAGGTTTGTCATAAATTTTCTGTAATTGCTTGAATTAATTTAGATACCATAAGTGCTCTATCTCCAAATCTTTGAGCATTATCAAGTTCTAAATTTTTGTTTGTGCTGTAATGTGAGAAAAATTGTTTAGTCCATCTATGATTACATTCATCTCTCCAATGCGGTAGTTCGCATCCTTTGTAAATAACACCACAACCAGGTTTGGTGTTTCCTTTGTAAATAACCTGTTGTTTCGGATTTTCAATGTAAATAGGGTAATCTAAATTATCGTCAGACGTAGCTAAACAGATGGTGATACTTATTTCGCACTCAGGTCTGTCTGTGTGTTTTTTTAATTTTTGATTTTTTAGATATTTTCTATAAAACCCATATGTAGGATATAAATTTTGTATTTTTGTATAATCTCTCATTTTATCTCTAAGTATCTGATTTACAATATTTAAACTTTTTGTATTATACATCTCTTCAGATCCTTTAACTTGTTGTACTTCGTCCCACTTTTCATCTAGTTCTTCTAGTGCTAATAAATTTACTAAAAGTTTTCTACAGTCATCAGATATAATATTTTCTACTAGACAACAACCATTTTCATCAAAATCGTTCAAGTTTTTAGAAATTTCTCGAATGTCCAAAACTCAATTGACAGATTATTTGCGTTAGTATGCTAACCCATTTGAAAGCCTTGGGAAAACTAAGCTGTCTTGCAGCTTGATTTTCTTTGAGTTATACTTTCTTCAGGAGGCTAGTTTAATGGCTACTACTTTTCGCCGAGTTTCTACGGCGCTAACAAGCGTTAACCCCTCTGGGCAAGTTGTTTACACCGTCCCCGCCGCGACGACTACTTTAGGTCTGAGCCTTTTAGTTAGTTATGTCGGAACTGGATCCACAGCTTTCGTAAACGCTCAAGTAAGCGGGGTGGATGGAGAAGCTTTTTTAGTTAAAGAAGGAGAAGTTCAAGCAAATTCTTCTCTAGAATTGATCGCAAATAAACTTGTTGTAGCATCTGGAGATGCTCTTATCTTGGGCGCTTCTTCTGTAGATTCTTTAGGTGCTACCTTTAGCTATCTGGAACTGACGTAATGGCTAACCGTTGGGAACGCGGCAAATTAGGTCCTTACACCCTGCCTGACGATTTCACACAAGGCGGTGTAAAAATTGCGGGGATTTCTAGTGTTGATCCCCCGGAAACACCTTATTTAATGCCAGTAGCCTCAGCATTCTTTGTGAGGTCGTTTGATGCTATTGCTAACAATACTGATTTTTTAATTTGTTCTGGACAGGCTGTTAGTAGAACCACTTTTTCTGATTTATTTAATGAAATTGGCACTGAATATGGCGTAGGAGACGGTTCAACAACATTTAATCTTCCTTTTTCAGATGTAACTTTTCAACGTTGTGCTGGCACAGCAGCAGCTTCAGGTGTTGGTCAGTTTCAAGAATCTGTCATTTCAGCGCATGAGCACACTTGTGCCGCCTTACCTGGAGGCAATTTCAATTTCCAAGAAAACGCAAGTTTTGGAATTAATTTAGACGAAAACACACTTGTAAATAACAATTGTATTCTTAGCGTTGCGAATATTCAGAGTAACTTACCCAGACAAAGCGTAAGAGTTAATGGGCCGGGACTTTTCGCTTCTAACGAAGTCGGTCAGACTCCTTCAGCTTATGCCAGAGAATTTTTATGCATAACCACAAAAAACTCATCACTCCCCGTGGGTGGCATTGTTCCGTTTATTGGGAGTGACGATTTAAACGCTCTTGGTTCAAATTTTCTTCTGTGTAACGGTCAGTCGGTTAGTGCAGCAACTTACCCTAAAGCTGCAGCTGTTCTAATCACCTCTTGTCCGGATTTCAGAGGATTTTTTGTGATGGGAACTTACGGTAATAAAAGTGCAAGATCGGATCAACACGTTGCTCACCATACACATTCTAGAACACATCCATCTGACAGTAACACAGGCTCTGCGTGCATTTTTCCATCTGGCATTTATAATCAGATCACTATTCCAGGCAGTGGAGGTAGTGGTCAAGTCGGACCAAACCCACGGGCTACGGCTAGCACAGCTTTTGCACTCGGACCGGGTCTTGAAACAAGACCAGTTAACATGAATGTAAACTACTTCATGAGGGTTAACTAGATGGCTTTCGAAGGAACTGTACTTCAAACACACGCATCCGGGATTAACGGCATTTTGCAGGTTGAGAACGCTCAGTACGTTCTCGCAGATGGTCGTGCTTTAAATAAAACTACGTATGCTGCTCTCTACGCTGTGTTAGGCAGCCGTTACGGAGAAGGTGGA